CTCTAAGAGTGCGGGGGCTTTCGATGTTTAACCAACACGAACGTCGCTCATTCCGAGACGGCGACATCATTTTTGTAGATCCAGCGAAGGACGCGGAGAACGGGTCACTTGTCATAGCCAAATTAGTCGATAGCCAAGAAGCGACGTTTAAACAGTTGGTCATGGAAGGAAGCCGACGATTCCTGAAGCCGTTGAACCCAGCATGGCCAGAGCCAATCATTGAATTAGGATCTGACGCGATGATTTGCGGCGTGGTGTTCTCAAAACTCGAAATTTTTTAATACATAACTTCACCCGATAGAGCCCGCGATTTGCGGGCTTTTTTGTGACCAGCGCCGAAATCAATTCAATTTAGTATTGACTGCATCAATACGTATTTGTATCGTTTGAATCGTTACCTCTCACCAAGAGTACGAGACATGCAAACGACACAGCACAGCCCTACCCCCGGCCCGGTGTATCTACACCCAGCCGCATGCACCAGTCCGCAGGTGGTTGACGTCATACAGAAACGCACCGGTCTGCTGGTGATAGTCACTCCGGGCTGCCGCCTAGCGCCTGCGAAAACAGACGTCGTCGACGGCGAGTTCGGCCCGTTCGGGGGTGACGCAGCATGAAGCCACTTCTGATTGGTCTTTCTGGTCTCGCCCGCGTCGGCAAAGACACCGCAGCACAGCACCTGGTGTACCACCATGGGTTCCAGTCCTACGCGTTCGCCGATCCACTGCGCGATGGGTTGATGCACATCCTCAACCTGAGCCCCTGCGACTTCGAAGGCGCGCAAAAGGAACTCCCGTTGCCATGGCTGGGACGTTCACCACGCGAACTGATGCAGTCCTTGGGCACCGAGTGGGGCCGCAATAGCGTGCACCCTGAACTGTGGCTGCTGCTGGCCGCACAGAACCTCGACCTACTGGCCCGCACCCACGATGCCGCACACGGCTTGGTAGTCAGCGATCTGCGGTTCGAGAACGAAGCCTCTTTCATCCGCCAGCGTGGCGGCGTCGTCATCCACATCAACCGCGACACTGCATCACCGGTAAATGCGCACGTCAGCGAAGCCGGGATTCAGGTGCGATCTGGGGACATAGAACTGTTCAACGACGACAGCATTGAGGAATACCTGGGCGCCATCGACAACCTGGTCGCGAGCGTGCTGCACGCCCGTAAGTACTCCGCCGCCTGAGGACAGCGCCATGAACCGCACCTTGGACGAAACCGCCGCAGTGCTCGGCATCAAGACCCGCGCGTTCCGCACCAGGTTGCGGGAGCTGGGCATTTTGAATAGCAGTGGTGACCTTGCCAGCCAGTACAGAGACCGTGGGCATCTGTACTCGGACCCACGCAGCACCTTGATTCCGTCGCTCAACAAATGCCGTCACTACTCCGTGGTGATGGTGAAGGAAGAAGGCGTGGATTGGTTGGCCAAGAAGCTGGGAATCACAATCACCAAAAAGGACGCCGCCGCATGAAAACCAATCAACTCAACGCCTACACCCAAGTGCTCGGCACCCTGAAGCTGATCCCGATCTACCTGAGCTGTCCCGGAGTGATCAGCCGAGCCACGATTCTGGGCGCCTCGTCCGAATCGGTCCAATTGCTGGAAAGCATGCCAGCGCTCAGCACCGAACTGGCAGAAGTGTTCCGCTGCGTCAACAACGTGATCCACGAAGGCCAGACCGCCTACGTCACCCCGACCAACTCGCCCGATTATCCCTTCGGCGCCGTAGTCTCTGACTCAGCTGGCCACATCTGCGCCGCCGGCATAAGCAAAAGCAAAGCAGGCCTCTCCGAATTGATCCGGCTCAAGCTGGTGCCCCGATCGGAGGGGGTCGGGGAGGACGCAGCGTGAGCAACACACTTGAACAACTGCGGCGTCAGTTCGCCACGCCCTGCCCGACCTTGTCGGCGGTACGAGAGCAGTACTTCGCACACATCCGCACCGATCGGTATTTGCTGGCCGAGATCACGGCCGGGCGCATTGCGCTGGTAGTGAAGCGCCTGCACGAGTCGGTCCGCGCGCAACGGGTGGTGTATCTGCACGACCTGGCCGACTTTCTCGACGCCCAAGCGGCGAAGCAAGCAGCCTGATTCAACGGTGGTCCCTGTCGTCCAGGGGCAATCAACATGCACTCAATGAGGTACAGCACATGAAACCTACGGACACAGCCGAACTCATCGGCGAACTCAACGCTCAAGCGGCGAAGGAAGAGTTTAATTCAACAGAATTCATCGGCAAACTCAATACAGGCGTCTTCGCGAATCAGATCAACCATGCCCTGTCCGAGGTGACATCGAGCGTAGATGCATCATGAATACTCTATTTCTACTAATGGCTCAATACGATGGGAAAGCTATAATTCCATTAGATCGTGTATGTTCGGACTATATGAACTTAACAGTAGGAAAATTCAAAATAAAACAACTGAACGGTGAAATAAAAATACCGGTGGTACGATTAGGAGCAGAGTCCCAAAAAGCATCCCTCGGAATACACCTCATCGACCTAGCGGAATACATTGACAAACAACGTGCGAAAGCACTATTCGATCAAAGAAAATTACTCGGCACCGAATAACAAATAAGGGTCGAAAAGACCCTTATTTATAAAAAACTTCAATTAAGTGCTAGTCAATAAAGTAAATCTCCACTTCTCTCTCCACTTCAAGGTAGCAAAATCCGCATTATCGACCAGATAAGCCAATGCGTGCACTCTGCCTTCGTCCTCCCCAAATGAGTCTTTAGGACCTACCGCCATACCGCAGGCTATCTCACCTGTGACTTTAGCCCGATCTGCGAGAGCTGTACTACACGAGACAATAAACCTTGCCGGAGATAAGGCACTCAACGCAAAGGCTCTTTGATGAACCCAACGTCCAGTATCAATTCCTCGGTCGAGAATTGGAGCAAAAACCCAATCAGGTTGAAAATTACGAATCAAGTCGCCCGCGAGAGGGTCTGCTTCAAGATCTTGACAGATCAAAATCACACACCGCCCCAAACCATCTAGATCAACAACACATACTTCATTACCCGAGCAATTATCTTCCATAGACAATCCTGCACCAGGATCTGAAAGATTATATTCCAATGCTCGTCGCCGACTCAGACCTGCAGGCCAAATTTTTCGTTGTCGCCATACAACAGTCCCTATGCCATTTACTACCTGTGTTTCATTCCAGTGCTGACCATTATGGCTATCGACCGTAAACCCCGACCCAGAAACGAGTAATCTGTGAGTCCCGGCGTCACACTTAATCAAGTCACTGAGTCTACCTGCGTCGACTTCAGAACAAACTAATTCAGGCGCAATAGCTATATCTGAAAATCCGGCTCCTTTTAGTGCGCTCATGATTTTCTCAGGAACATTCACAGATGAAGACGCACCATACCGAACAAAGATATTGCCGCCATGAGTTCGCTCGGTGATGTCCAAATCGGACTCTTTTACAGCAACTGGAATAAAAGTTACCTTCTCAGAGCCTAAGCTTCCACCTGGTGATGCCCCATCCGCCGCACCACCTTTGACCTGATATGAAATTTTTACAGGCACAGTATTCAGATTCAAATGAGTGGGTACTACAGTTAACGCTGAAAAGCGATCCGCGAAACATACCGCACTGCTAGCGGAATCGGCGCGTGGCAAACGAGACAGCGGACCTCTCGCTATAAGATTGAGACTATCAATGCATGCATATGCGACCCCGCCGAGCCGTTTTATTTTCAAATTTTTCAGCCAGCGTGGAACTTTCGAAGCTAGAAAGTGCCCTCCCGCCATATTAAAATTTCGAGGATGAATTAGATAAAAAAATCTATCAATTTCATCCATTACTACTAACTCACAACCAAAAAGTACTTGCGCGTCCATACTGGAGAGCAAATTTGAAATCAAATCATAGGATTTCTGACCGTCATCCAGATTTAAAGCCGCCCTAACATTTTTCGCAAAAGCTGAATTCGGCTTTTGCGCCATGGAAATATAACTAGGTAATTGGCGTGCACAACGCAACCACAACTCGACAAATAAAACTGCCGGAGTTCTAATACTTGCCGTCATAAATCATCACCATCCCTTGATCTGATCTGGCCGCGAGCCCCTCCCTTATAAGCTGCCCCGCCTTCAAGAAGCCCCATGTCAATATCTATACCCACAAGGGCAAAAACATTTTTCGCTTCAAGTGCGTGAACATGTATTAGCTCTCTATTTTTTCCACCAACAGTCTTACTTCTACGCACTACGTTTTTTAGAACCTGACTTATAAGATCAGCCAGAGATTCAAAAATTAAATATTCTTCTTCATCGAATTCACGTCTCACAAGCATACTTGCGAGACCTGTAACATTCCTTATAAAATCTAGAGCAAATACTGGTTGCCGGCCATAGTAGCTCGCCAGATTGCTGCGATTACGCAGTTCACTAGAACCTAGTAAACCACGACAAAAATGGAGTGCCATATCTGAGCGATCTGGCAATTTCAAAATTGCTTGCGCAAGCTGATTGAATTTTCTAAGTACAATAAATAAGCTTTTACCCCAAGTCACTGCACTTATAGCGTGGACTGCTGCATCGTAACTATCGACGCATTCAGTTGGCATCTCCACTAAACGCATGTGTAATTCAACTTTTATACGAACTCTATCCGAACTGAAATTACCGCTCTCAAGTACACCAATCCTAGCCAAACCGGCATTGAATTTTTGCGTTGCGTCAAAGGGCCTATCATTCAACAAATCAATATCCCCGCCCAACAATGCCAAATCAACATCTGCATCATTCAGATCGGATATTTGATCAGGGGCCAGGTTACTTATATTTCTTGCAAAACCATTGCTGAGCGAAAATATTTCACCGAGTGTCTGACTTGCGGCAGTAACATCCTTCGAATCAACAAATACTCTTGCAGCAGCGCGCCGAAATTTAATTCGTTTTAGCTTATCCCCAATAGTAGTCGACTCAGATAGAAGAACATCTATTTCCTCTAAAAGAGCCACCTCCTCTTCAGTATCAAGCAAGAATGCATAAGATTCTGCATAGACCTCCAACTCCTCTAATAATCTGACCTTCCACTTTCCAGGATTAGACTCATACAGGGTACGGAGTAAATCCAATGCCTTAATGCGCATTTCTGATGAATTGAAAGCGTTATCAGGAACGCTAGATACCGACTCGATCGCACCTAGCAAAGCGTTGACATAATCCTCCTCTAATTCTTCGCCCTCCAGATCAGCTTCAAACGCGCTTTCGAGCAAATGTAAAACTTCCGAGACCGCCCGAGCTGGCTCTACCATATTAAGCTTCGAAAGATATTCTACAGTTGCGTGACGCGGAATGAGTCTTCGGCGTACTACCTCTACTACCTCGGAGTCAAATTCAGGTATCGCGATATCCTGACCAATCAGTTCTTTAGCAAGCCTAACGTAATTAAGGGTAAGTAAATCAAGGCTAGGATCAGATGCAGTAAAGGGTGCCAACGTTTCATAAAAAGGGACATTTTCGTCAGCAATTACTGAAAGCGCTTTAATATCTTCTTGAGCTGAAAACGAGGAGAAACCTCCGATACGAGTCAGTTCGGCTATTGCGCGCGCCCTAGCATCACTTTCCTCAGAAGTATCGCGGCGAGCGACCCTCATGGGAACCGCCCTTATCGAAATTTCATCTTTTCGCTTATTCCGGATAGCAGAAGAAACTTTTGCGACACCATCAATATTCTGCCTATTCAAGATAAAGCATAAAGCAACCGTATCCGGAATTTGCATAGTGCAAATCCCCGCAACATCTGCCAGTCCAGTTCGACTATCGATCAAGATCAAATCGTAGTTAGCCTTGGCCCAATTCCTTAAAGAATCAAGAACAAGTCCACCGCCCTCTTTCTCAAAAAAAGTAGACCAAGAAAAGTTCGCGAGGGCCTCTTCATAGGGGATCAACTGCGGAGTAGCGATCAAACGCCCTCCGGCGCCAATCAGGTCTAATTTCGGATCGCCAGCAAAAAATCCTGGGGTAATTAGAGAGCGAACACAGTCACTAAACATAGTACCTTGCTTTAGTTCGGCCACCTCTCTTTCTAAGTCACTCTCGCTCTTGACTGACTTAATTACATCACTCCACTTCCACAGAATGTCGAGCAACCCAGCCGAATCTTTCAAAGCCTTTGCTTCAGCAGCTTCAAGCAGCCCCCTAAAATAGTAGTTTACTCCCGGAGCCTCCAGATCCCAATCCATTACCAAAACACGCTGACCATTTAACGCTGCTAAAAATGCAACGTTTGCCAACGACATTGTTCTGCCCACCCCTCCTTTATATGAATAAAAGGTGATTATTTTTACTGAAGATAATTTACCATTCATAGCTATGCCAACTCTCTACTATGAGCAAAATTAGCGGTAGAGGATGGAGCAAAGGTAAGTGGCGACTTCATAAACTCTTCTAAACCAGCAGTTAATTTATTTAATAAAACTTCTTTGGTTTCAATCTTTGGCTTTCTCGTAGAAACTTTCGACTCATCAAACGCGTGCCTGGCCAAAGGAGTCAAAAAATTTACAACACTGTTGCCATCTCTACGAAAATCGGCAATACCTAAAGCGCGCAACGTCTTAAATTTACGACTAACTGTTTCCGAACGCTCGCCAATCAAATTATGAAGTTCTGTATTGGTTAAATCATTTCTAAACAGCGCCGCGACGTATCGAAAGTAAGCCTTATGATACATAGCCTTAACAAATACATCGCTAGCTCTATTGTTAGCAAACTGTGAAGCGATCAACTGAGCAAAGCTAACCTGCCCCATTAAATAAGAGGCTCTTTCACTTTCATCCGCAGACTTGGAGTTTCTCACCGCAGCAACTGCTCCATCTGGAGCACGACGAATAGACTCATTTAATAAAGCGACAAGACTTTCCGACACATGCGATATTTCTTTTCGGGACGAGGACGTGATTGCATCTTCTAGGTATGACGCAATGACGAGCATGATCTCAGGCTTCAGCCTCAACGGGCTAGCGCCGCCTTCCATGTATTCATCGAAGAGATTTTCTGCGTGATTGGTCATAAACACTCCTTTTCGAGATGTCAACTATAGGCACTTGTGCCTAAACGATCAATAAGATCTCATTGACCGGTACTTGATTTTACGCCCCTTCCGTCTGACAGCTGCCTCATTTGGCTGGTGGGATGCCTTCAGGTGCTCCTTCGAGGAACCGCTGCCACCAGCGAGACGAAGCATGTGTGTTACCGCGACCACGCAGATGGGTGTATCGCCTCAAGGAATTCCAATCCCTGTGCCCTGAAACGCTCGATACCCTGGGAATGTCCCAATCCATCTCAAACAGCCGGCTCACCCCTTCATGCCGCAGGTCATGAAAGTGCAGATCCTCAATGCCTAATAGGGGGCAGGCCCGCGTGAAAGACGCCGATACTGACTTGGCGTTGTAGGGAAAGATTTCCCTCTCTACCTTGGGCATGGACTGAAGGATCGCCCAGGCTTCATCAGGTAGATGGCACCACACGTTATTACCGATCTTCTGCCCGGGGTTCTTCATGTCCCGTACCAGGACAGCCTGCCGAGCGCAGTCCAAATCATCCCAGCGAATCCGCGTGATCTCCTCCTGCCGGCGCGTCGAGAAGATCGCGAAGGCAATCATCTTCGGCATGTGGATCGAGTCCGGCCGGCGCTTCAGCACATCGAAGAAATGCTCCATCAGTTTGTCCAGCTCCTCGAGGGTAGGCCGGCGGTTGCGCTCCTTGCTTTTGCTCACCATACCGAGCTTGCGCAACACCTTCCGCGCATCCGGCATCGCGAGCGGATCGACCTCGTAACCCCAGGCCGGCCGAGCCACGGACAACACCGCACCCAAATGCGACAGATCATTGCCGACCGTCTGTGCCTGAACACCACCGCCCTCTTTGCTCATCCGCCATTGCGCAAACTCCACCAACTTTTGGCTGGTCAGCGCCGAGTCGTCGAGCTCGCCCAACCAGGTATCCTTGATCGCCTTCAGCGTCGCGTTCTTGGTCTTCCCCAGCGGACGGATCTTTTCGTACTCGTCCAGGTACTGCTCGATCATTTTCTTGATCGTCACACCCTTGCGGTTCGCACGCTCGATGCCACCCGGTTCCGCCAGCTCTGTCTCCCGGCGCTTGATCCAGGCCTGCGCGACCTGCTTACGGTCGAAGGTTTGGCTTTCCTGATAAACTGTCTTCCCGTCCCGATTGATCCGTATCTGCGCCGTGTAGGCCGTCGAGTTGTCCTTGCGCTTACGTGATGTGATCGT